CCTCTGTCTCTTCCTGCTCTACGTTCTGGTCTACGTTCTGATTTGTAGCTTCGTACATGGTAGTCTCCTTGTTGGTGTCGATGAACAACTCATCAACTGTCAATATAATACCAAATGTAGCTAGATATGTCAATGTTTACCGAAACGTGTAAGGAAGTGTTTTGTTCTGTAATGTTCTCTAATGTTCCAACGTGGGGTACTGCAAGTCCTTGATAATAAAGGAATGTAGTAATGTAGTCGATTTTGGGGGAAATATGGGTGCAGATCGTGGCTTGTTAGTGCGGCACTAACTTTCGGCTGCAATAGGAGGGAAGCGCGAGGAGGCTTCATATGGTTTACTACTACTACATTACATACTCATATTATATATTTATATATTTTTACACGTTTTTACAAACGGGAGGGAAGACTTCCTGCGAAATCCCTACATCAAACGGCACGATACGACACAAAACATAATGTAGCACTTTTTCGGGAACATTAGGGAACATTAGGGAACATTTGGAACATTACCGTTTTTCAATGACTTAGGCGCTACGCGGCACAGGATAACTGGCATCAGGTAGTTTTCTGCTGCTACATTCCACAATACGTGGTGGAAAAGGCAAAAAGTTAGTGTCGCACTAACAAATCAGGGTTGACGGAGGGGAGGCAAAACCGTTAGGCTGCGTGCAGCCTAACGCCGAGACGCAACGCGGCACAGGATAACTGGCATCAGGCCGCGCCGGAGCGCGGGCACAAAAAAAGGGCGGAGCCGAAGCCCCGCCCTGAGATGTTAGATTTTGATCTGGATCTTACCAAGCGCAACCCGGCAGGTTTCAATTACAGATACAACGTCGAACCTTGCGTCCTCCGCTTTCTCGCACCGCTTGATTATCGCGGTCAATCGCTCCTCGCAGAAGGTCCGATCGTCGGTCCGCTTCTGATCCGGGCCTTTACCGCCGCCTTCCAATCGACGCTTCAGACCACGCTTGTAGTCATTCACGCGGGCGCCAATCTGTTTTTGCGTGTACAGTTTGTGCGCCTTCTTAGCGTCGGATAGTCCTTTGGTCGGAGTCTCTAGCAAACGCTGATCCGCCTTAGTGAACGATAAGATTATCGCCACCTTAAGACTGTTACGGAAATCCTCCGCCCGGTCGCTGTCGTCTGTTTTCTTAGAGAACATAGCGAGGGTTACTTTATCCGCTTTCATGGCGTCGCATGCCATTGCTAGAAGGCTACCTGTTTTCTTCGCGCCTTTAGAATGAGCGGTAACGTGGGGAACAAAAGTAAACTTTGACATAGTGTGATCCTTTCAAGATCAATCGGCCTTGACGGAATTGCCTGCACCGATGGATGTAATATGACAAGTTTACACGTATCACGCAATAGATAGATTGGCACCGTATTAAATAAAACGATACGGCTTAGCATGTTTTTGTTAGTGTCGCGCACTAACATCCCGGAAACGCGATCCGGCGGAGGGTACGGGGGGGCGGGGCACCGCTGTCAGCTTGGGACTCCGTACATCTCTGTATATTACTAGTTTACACGAATATTGAGTACTTCGCTGAGTTAGCTATTTGGACAGGTTGGACAGCTTTACCCCCTATTTGTGTAAACTCTCCCATAACGATCTCTATAGAGACTTTACGCAAAACGGGACTTAACCTGTCCAACCTGTCCAAATAGCTATCAGGTATCTAGTTCCGGCGTGCACGGTACATCAAGACTTGGCACTATATGTACAGTCCTGTCATCAATGTTAACGTAAGCCATCCTCACACCTAATTTTTTTTGTGTAGGTTTACGCGTCCGGTGTATGCGATGGTTTGACGCTCGACCCTGCCAACCTTTAGTTCTCTTGGAGTCTTTCTTTGCGTCGAGTAGAATTACTTCTCCGGTTTCGGGGTCTACAACCACCAGATCTACCGGACCTTGTGCAGCCAGCGGTGCGAATACATAGCAATTACGACGTAGAAAATATTCTATAAGAATCGCTTCTGCAATTCTGCCTTCCTGTTGACGTAAGTCCATATATAGAAGTACCCCCCTTTGGAGTCCCACACCTCCTTGTATAACATATTTTGTGTGCTATAATAGAGTAACGGTTAACACCTGCGAAAACATAATGGTATTACGTATAGAACCCGAAGTCGGCGTACCCGTAAATCCTGACGCATCTTACGATGACCTGAAGGAATACACTGAAGCTGCCGCGAATACGGTAAAAGAGCTTTCTGAACATGGGTTAGAGGTCGAACCCACCAAGGAAGATAAGGACGTAGCCGCTAAACTTACGCACGCTTACGCCAAAGACCCCGAAAAAACCTCCAAGAAGGTAACACTGAGGAAGGCAGCGACACTTACCCCTGCTTCTTTGGTGCTGGCTAACAATATTCTCACCGAATTTGGACAGTTAGTAGCTGAGAACGCGGCTCAGATACGCCACATGGTCACGAACAAGCTGATTCTGGAGACGGATAATCCTGACCCACGGGTACGTATTCGTGCATTAGAGCTTTTAGGTAAGATTTCTGACGTTGGGTTGTTCGCAGAGAAGTCAGAGGTGACTGTAACGCACCAGTCAACAGAGGATTTGCGTCTGAAGCTACGATCTAAGCTGGCAAAGCTCGTAAATCCCGAGGATGAAGACGCAGTTATCATTGATAGTGAGGTTATCGACGTTGCTGAAGAGCTTGGAGTCGATAAATGAGCGATCTGGGCTTTACAGAGGTCGAAATAGAGCACATGCTCGCTAATTTAGACTCCTTTTCGCCCGAAGAAGTAGCTGAAATAGACAAATTAGTCGATGAATTGGGTAATCGGCGGCGAAATGAGGCCGCATACGCCGATCTAATTGAGTTTTGCAAGCACATGCAGCCCGATTACATCGTTGGTAAGCACCATCGTATGCTTGCAGACATGCTAATGGATATTGAGGGGGGTAATAAGGACCGTATTTGCGTGAACATACCCCCACGTCATGGTAAATCACAGTTGGTCTCTATTATGTTTCCGGCGTGGTTCCTTGGTCGTAACCCTAATAAGAAGGTTATGATGGTGTCACACACCACAGACCTTGCTGTGGACTTTGGTAGGAAGGTCAGGAACCTAATTAACACGGATGCGTATCGTGATATATTCCCTACAGTCAAGTTGGCGTCGGATTCTAAGTCTGCGGGTCGGTGGAATACCAACTCGGGTGGTGAGTATTACGCGTGTGGTATTGGTTCTGCCCTCGCTGGCCGTGGTGCTGACCTCCTGCTTGTGGACGATCCCCATTCCGAACAAGATGTCATCAACGGAAACTTTGAGGTGTTTGAAAAAGCCTACGAGTGGTTCACTTTCGGTGCTCGAACACGACTCATGCCGGGGGGTAGGGTGGCGATTATCCAGACCCGATGGCACATGGACGATCTCACCGGACGTGTTACCCGAGATATGGGGCAGAATGAACTCTCGGACCAATATGAGATAGTTGAGTTCCCGGCTATCCTAGATACAGAGGATAAGGAGACTGGGGAGTTAGTACAGAAGCCACTCTGGCCTGAGTTCTTTGATATGGAGGCTCTTCTTCGTACCAAAGCGTCTATGCCTGTATTTCAGTGGAACGCTCAGTACCAGCAAGAGCCTACAGCGGAAGAAGCGTCTATTGTTAAACGTGAGTGGTGGTCGCGTTGGGGTGGAGAGCACGCCCCGCCATGTGAATACATAATAATGTCTCTGGACGCAGCGGCTGAGAAACACAACAGGGCTGACTACACAGCACTCACAACGTGGGGGATCTTCCTTAATGAAGAGGACGGCACCCACAACATCATACTGCTTAACAGTATCAAGGAGCGTCTTGAGTTCCCTGAGCTAAAAGACCTCTCTATGCGTGAGTACGCTGAGTGGGAGCCAGATGCGTTTATTGTTGAGAAGAAAAGCGCAGGTACAGCCATATATCAGGAAATGCGCCGTATGGGTCTTCCTGTACAGGAGTACACACCACACAGAGGGTCTGGAGATAAACTAGCGCGTCTTAATTCTGTAGCAGACATTGTAGCATCAGGTATGGTATGGATGCCTAATACACGCTGGGCAGAAGAAGTTATAGAAGAGATTGCCGGATTTCCGTTTATGAGTCATGATGACTTGGTTGACTCTACTGTTATGGCTCTTATGAGATTTAGGCAGGGTGGCTTTATTCGTTTGCCGTCTGATGAGCCGGACTCTATACAGTATTTTAAGCAACGTAGCGGCGGGTATTATTAAAGGATGAGCTATGGCGATTGAAAAAGGATTATACGCCGCACCTGAAGGCATTGATGATGCTGAGGAAGATATTAGCGAGCTTGAGATTGAGATTGTCAACCCGGACATGGTGACACTCGATGACGGTAGTGTTGAGATTACGCTTGTCCCCGGAGAAGATATCGGGCCTGTGTCTTTTGATGCCAACCTAGCTGAGTCTTTGGACGATACTGTTCTTGCTCGCATCGCCAATGATCTTGTTGGTTATGTAGACACAGATATTGATAGCCGCAAAGACTGGGCGGATACCTTTGTTAAGGGTCTGGATGTTCTAGGCTTCAAGTATGAAGAGCGTACTGATCCGTGGGATGGTGCGTGCGGTGTGTTCTCTACGGTGCTTGCCGAGGCTGCTATTCGGTTTCAAGCGGAAACCATGAGTGAGACGTTCCCCGCTTCCGGGCCTGTGAGGGTTAAGATCCTCGGGGAAGAGAGCAAAGACAAACTTGAGGCTTCCGAGCGCGTCAAGGCTGACATGAATTACGAGCTTACGGAGCGTATGATTGAGTACCGCCCGGAGCATGAACGTATGCTGTACAGCCTTGGGTTGGCTGGTTCTGCGTTTAAGAAAGTCTATTACGATCCGAATATAATGCGTCAGGTGGCAGTCTATGTCCCGGCTGAAGATGTTATTGTACCTTATGGAGCTTCGCATATTGAGAGCGCTGAGCGTGTCACGCACATTATGCGTAAGACCAAGAACGAACTTCGTAAGTTACAAGTCAGTGGCTTCTATCGGGATATTGAGTTAGGCGAACCGCAGGCGTTCCACACTGATATTGAAGAGAGAAAAGCGAAAGACGGCGGTTACTCGATTACTGACGACGAGCGCTACAGTATTTACGAGGTGCACGTCGATATGGTTATCGACGGCTTTGATGATTCCGATGATGATGTCGCTCGTCCATATGTTGTTACTATTGAGCGCGGTACTAACGCTGTTCTTGCTATCCGTCGCAACTGGAATCCTGAAGACCCGCTCATGCTCAAGCGGCAGCACTTTGTACATTATGTATATGTGCCGGGATTTGGGTTCTACGGCCTTGGTTTGATCCACATCATTGGTGGTTACGCACGGGCGGGTACCTCTATTATTCGCCAGCTAGTTGATGCGGGTACGTTATCTAACTTACCGGGGGGTCTTAAATCTCGTGGCCTTCGTATTAAGGGTGATGACACGCCCATTGAGCCGGGTGAGTTCCGCGATGTAGACGTACCGTCTGGAAGTGTCCGTGATAATATCATGACGCTCCCCTATAAAGAGCCGTCACAGACACTTCTACAGTTGCTTGATAAAATTACGAACGAGGGCCGTAGGCTCGGCGCTATCAGTGATATGAACATCTCTGATATGTCGGCTAACGCTCCGGTGGGTACAACACTTGCCCTCCTTGAGCGGACCCTTAAACCAATGGCTGCGGTGCAGGCCCGCGTACACTATGCTATGAAGCAGGAGTTCAAGCTCCTCAAGGCGATCATGGCCGAGTACGCTCCTGCCGAATACGGCTACGAACCCTTGAGGGGGGAGGTCAGTGCCCGACAAGCTGACTATGCTCTAGTAGACGTAATCCCTGTTAGCGACCCGAATAGTTCGACGATGGCGCAACGGGTTGTGCAGTATCAGGCTGTCCTTCAGATGGCCCAGTCTGCACCGCAGATTTATGACTTGCCTGCTCTACACAGGCAGATGATCGAGGTTCTTGGGGTAAAGAACGCAGATAAACTTGTTCCAACGAAAGAAGATCTCAAACCGAAAGATCCGGTTGGTGAGAATATGGACGCACTTATTGGTAAGCCTATGCGTGCGTTTATCTACCAAGACCATGACGCGCACATCGCAACACACACAGCGTTTATGCAAGACCCGATGGTCGCGCAAATGATTGGTCAGAACCCGCAGGCGCAACAGATTATGGCGTCTTTGCAGGCGCACATTGCTGAGCACCTCGGGTTTAGTTACCGTAAGCAGATAGAGGAGCGTCTCGGTGCACCACTCCCACCCCCGAACGAAGAGCTACCCGAAGAGGTGGAAGTTAATCTTGCTCGGCTTGTGGCTGATGCTGGTAAACAGCTTACACAAGCGCATCAGCAGCAGGCGGCGCAACAGCAAGCACAGCAGCAGGCACAAGATCCAATCCTACAGCTACGCCGTCAGGAGGCCGCTACTAAGCAGGCTGAAGTCCAGCGCAAAGCTCAGAAAGATACGGCTGATGTTCAGATACGTATGGCTGAGCAACAGCGTAAAGTGGAAGCTGACAAAATTGATGCTCTCTTCGAAGCTAAGAAGCTGGAGATAGACGCAGCGGAGGCCAAAGTAAAAGAAAAGGCCGAAACTGAGAAATTGGATCTTGAGATATTCAAGACTGTGACAACCCCTAATAGGAATACGTAAGCCATATGGCTACAACCGTCTTTGACGTGCTTAAAGATCGTATCGAGGAGCAACGCTCCTCTGCAGTGGAGTTCTTATCTAGCGGTAGTTCCAAAGACTACGCTGAGTATAAGGAATTGTGCGGTGTAATTCGGGGTCTCGACACCGCGCTCTCACACATGGAAGACCTCTTGCGAAGTCATATGGAAGATAATGATGAGTGAAGTTGTTAATATCAACGATGTTTCTAATGAAGACTGGGAGGCCCAGCTTCCCAAGCCTGTCGGGTATCGCGTATTGATTGCGTTGCCTGAAATCGAAGACCACTACCAAGGTAGTTCTCTACTTAAGACGGACGCTGAAAAACACCGAGAATATATAATGTCAATCATGGGTATTGTGATTGACATGGGTGAAAGTGCGTATAGCGATAAAGAGCGTTTCCCTGAAGGGCCGTGGTGTAAACAAGGCGACTACGTGATGTTTCGTATGAATACGGGCACGCGTTTTAAGGTTAACGGTAAAGAGTTTCGTCTTATGAACGACGATTCTGTTGAAGCCGTTATTCCTGATCCTAGTGGCATCATGACAGCGTAGGGAGATAGAACATGCCTTTTGAAAAAGTTGAGTTTACGTTACCTGATCCTAATAGTGCGGAAGGGGGTAGCGTTGAGATTGAGGTAGAGCCGTCTAGTGCAGCACCTCTTGAGGATGTAAGTAATGAGCAAGCTAGTAGCGAAAGCAAAGAAAGCAATCCGCAGCGCGGTAGATCAAGTGAAGAGCTTGATATCGAAGTTGTGGACGATACTCCAAAAGCAGATCGAGGCCGTAAAGCGTCTGATCCGCCGGAAGAAGTAACTGACGAAGAGCTAGAAGAGTACTCTGACAAGGTTCAGAAACGCATCAAGCACTTTAGTAAGGGCTATCACGATGAACGCCGCGCTAAAGAAGCAGCTTTGCGTGAACGACAGGAGCTAGAGCGTTACACTCAGCAGTTGGTTGAAGAAAACCGTACTCTGAAGGGTACTGTTGGTAAAAACCAGACGGCTCTCCTTGACCAAGCTAAGCAGACTATTGACGTTGAACTCGCGCAGGCGAAGAAGGCGTATAAGGATGCTTACGAAGCTGGTGATTCCGATGCTGTTCTTGAAGCACAAGAAAATTTAACTAATGCCAAGATAAAGGCAGATAAGTTAAATAATATCAAGTTACCTCCTTTACAGGAAGATAGTCTGGATATAGACTCTAGTAACGATATTAACAATGACGCCCCAGTACAAGTTGATGAGCGGGCTGCGGATTGGGCTAAGTCTAATACGTGGTTTGGCACAGATGACGAAATGACGAGCTTTGCTCTGGGGTTGCATAATAAGCTCGTTAAATCGGGTGTAGACCCGAGAAGTGACGACTACTACGAGGCTTTAGATACTCGTATGCAGCAAGTCTTCCCAGAGAACTTCGACAGTATGTCGAACGATGCTGAAGAAGATGACGAGAAGAGGACGCCGAAACGTCAGGCTAATGTGGTTGCACCCGCTACGCGGAGCACAGCACCTAAGAAGGTGGTACTAACGCAAACACAGGTAAGCCTTGCGAAACGTCTTGGAGTGCCTCTCGATGAATACGCCAAACAGGTTGCAATACAAATGAGGAACAGTAATGGCTAATAACCGAATCAATCGTGAAAACGATACTCGTGATAAAAGTACTCGCGTAAGAGCTTGGCAGCGCCCGGAGGTTCTACCTTCTCCTGATCCCGAGCCGGGTTACAAATATCACTGGGTACGAGTTGCTACGCAGGGTGAAGTTGACGCCACTAATGTTTCTTCGAAACTTCGTGAAGGTTGGGAGCCTGTAAAGGCTACGGATCATCCTGAGATTATTATGGTCGCTGTGGAGCAAGAACGCTTCAAAGATAACATTGTAATTGGTGGTCTAATGCTTTGTAAGGCTCCGGTTGAACTTGTTGAGGAACGTAATGCCTATTACAACGAACAGGCTAAGTCCCAGATGAGTTCAGTTGACAACAACCTTATGCGCGAAAATGACCCTCGTATGCCTCTGTTTAACGACAGAAAGACGAAGGTTACTTTCGGCACTGGAACCTAAACCTTTAGCATAGGAGCTAATTATGGCTTATCCTACTGTTGATGGCCCTTACGGGCTTATCCCGGTAAAGCTACTTAGCGGAGTTCCCTTTGTAGGTGTTACTCGTCATTACGGCATTGCCAGCGGCTATGCCACGAGCATCTTTAATGGGGACGCTGTTAAACTCGTTACCGGTGGTACTGTTGAGCGTGATACGTTCGACGCTGCCATGACGCCAATCGGCGTCTTTGTGGGCTGTTCTTTTACAGACCCAAGCACTGAACAGAAGACTTTCAAACAGTACTATCCTGCTAGCACGGTTGCTAGCGACATCGAAGCGTATGTTGTCGATGCCACGGATGTCCTGTTTAAGGCTGCTGTTGTTTCGTCTGGTACGACTATTGGTGATCTTGCAATCACGGATATTGGCGCGAACGTCGCTGGTGTAGATAACACTGGTAGCACGATCACTGGCAATTCCAAGAGTGCGATTTCGGACACTTCCGCCACGACTAATACGCTTCCGTTCAGGATCGTAAGTCTGGTTGAGGAAACCAAGAACGCGTCCGGCGGTTATACTGAAGCTCTCGTTAAGTGGAACGCGGGCCATCAGTTCAACAACACCACTGGCGTATAAGGAGTGATGTAAAATGGCTATTTCACGCGCCCAATTACTGAAAGAACTCCTCCCCGGCCTAAACGCTTTGTTTGGCCTTGAGTACGCTAAGTACGGTGAGGAGCATAAGGAAATTTTCGAGACTGAAAGCTCGGATCGTTCCTTTGAAGAAGAGACCAAGCTGTCCGGTTTCTCCGCTGCGCCTGTCAAGAACGAAGGCTCTGCCATCGAATATGACAACGCACAGGAGTCGTGGACTGCTCGCTATACGCACGAGACCGTTGCGATGGGCTTCTCCGTTACTGAAGAAGCTATCGAAGATAACTTGTACGACTCTCTGTCGTCTCGTTATACGAAGGCTCTCGCCCGCGCTATGGCGTACACCAAGCAGGTTAAGGCTGCGTCGGTACTGAACAACGCGTTCACCGGCTCTGGCGTTACCTATGGTGATGGTCAGGTTCTTTGCTCTACGGCTCACCCGCTTGTTTCGGGTGGCTCCAACTCCAACACGCCTGCGACGGCGGCTGACCTCAACGAGACTTCTCTTGAGGCGGCGGTCATTCAGATTGCTGGTTGGACGGACGAGCGTGGTCTCCTGATCGCGGCTAAACCGCGTAAGCTGGTGGTTCCCCCGAACCTTATGTTCGTTGCTACACGTCTTCTGGATACGGAAGGTCGCGTGGGCACGGCGGATAACGACATTAACGCACTGCGTAATAATGGTTCGGTCCCTGAAGGTTATACGGTCAACCACTATCTGACGGACACGGATGCTTGGTTCCTTATGAGCGATGTTCCGAACGGCCTGAAGCACTTTGTTCGTACCCCGATGCAGACATCTATGGATGCTGACTTCGATACGGGCAACAGCCGCTACAAGGCTCGTGAGCGTTATTCGTTTGGTGTTTCCGATCCCCTCGGGATCTTTGGTTCACCGGGCGCGTAATAACTTACGTCGGCTTATTAAAGGGGGGCACTTGATGCCCCCCTTTTTATTGTGTATAATAACTTATCCCTGACAGTTGCATTGTGCGACTGACACTAGCCCATACAGGAGATAGATATGGCTAATACGACCTTCCAAGGCGTCGTTCGTTCCTACGGTGGGGGCGGCAAAGGCGTTGTAGCTCCCGGTGTTATGGTCCAGAGCGTTCAGTTCGCTTGTGACCCGACCGCTACCTCTGCGGCCAATGTTCGGATCGGCACGTCTGCTACCGCTGGTGAGACATTTACTCTCCCTGCCGGTGCAATCGTTATGTCTGTACAGTGTGTACAAGCTGGCACGGGTGGTACGAATCCGACCATTGACATCGGTACGTCTGCTGACACTAACGGTATCTTCGATGAGCTTCCGGTTGATGTTGCTGGTGAGATTACCGGCGCTAACGGCGCTCTGTGTGTTGCTGGTGGTTTGGCCGCTAATGCAACGGTGCAGGCTGTTAAAGGCGCTTCTGCTGCTACTGGCGGTACTTTTGTCGGTATCATGACCTACGCGATGGCGAACGACGGCGTAGAATCCAACTAAGGGGGTAACTCATGGCTGATGCAGTAACCTCTCAAACCCTGATTGACGGTCCGGCCCATGCGGTGCTTAAGTTCACCAATATTTCGGACGGCACCGGAGAGTCAGCGGTTACGAAGGTGGATGTCAGCGCCCTAGAATCTGACCAGAATGGTCTTGCCTGCTCCGGCGTCGATATCGAACGTGTTTGGTGGCAGTGCATTGGCATGAAAGTCCAGATTCTCTGGGACGCTACGTCAGATGCCTTTTGTATAGAGCTTGGTGAGAACCAAAGCGGTAATCACGACTACACCATATTTGGCGGTCTTACCAATAATGCTGGTTCAGGTAAAACTGGTGATGTTAACTTCACAACTGTGGGCGCATCATCGGCTGATACCTACACCATCATTATGTATCTTCGTAAGAAGTTTGGTTAATAGTTATGCGGCGGTATTACAGATCAGGCGGGGGAGTTAAATCCCCCGCTTGGCAGCGCAAAGAAGGTAAAGACCCCTCTGGCGGTCTTAACAAGAAAGGTGTTGCTAGCTACCGGAGGGAAAACCCCGGTAGTAAACTTAAAACTGCTGTAACAACTAAACCAAGCAAACTTAAGAAGGGTTCTAAGGCAGCTAACCGCCGCAAGTCTTTCTGTGCGCGTATGCAGGGCATGAAAAAGCGCAACACCAGCGCAAAAACAGCAAATGATCCGAACAGCCGTATCAACAAAAGTTTACGGAAGTGGAACTGCTGATGCCCGCTAAGTCACAGAAACAAAAGCGGTTTATGGCTGCGGTGGCTAACAACCCGAAGTTTGCTAATCAGGTAGGTGTACCTAAATCTGTTGGGGAAGAGTTTATGAAAAAGTCTAAAGGTTATATGGGCGGCGGCATGATGAAACGCTACGCTGGTGGTGGTAAGCTAGATATGGTTGAGAAGGACGGCAAGATGGTACCGTTCTATGCTGCTGACGGTAAAGGTAAGATGATGAGCGGCGGCAAGGTCATGAAGTACGCCAAAGGCGATATTATTGGTGCGTCCCCCTCGGGTTCCGGTGCAACTCGCGGGCCTAGAGATCGTGCAGCCGAAATTAGGGCGGGTGTCCCTAGCGGTAGTTTGCCGGAAGACGGGCGTGAAGTAGGTAAAATTCCGGAGAAGAAAAAGCCCGCCAAGAAGAAAATGGGCGGCGGTAAGATTAAAGGCTACAACAAGGGCGGTAAAGTCCGTGGTTGTGGTATGGCTAGGCAGGGTGTTCGCCCCGCTAAAATGGTTAAAATGAAAGGTGCTTAATTATGACTGAAGCAGAAAAAAAGAAACGTCGCGCTAAACTAAACCGTAAAGGTATGAACAGTGGCCCGCTAAAGCCTCGTAGCTCTAGGATGCTAAAAAGTAAAAGTCTTTCGGAGGCGACAAGAAGAGATAAAGAGGCTAAACGTAAGTTTGGCGATAGGGGTATGTCTGGTTACGAGGAAATTAAGAAAGTTGAAGGCGATACCGCCACGCAGTATATGGACGACTCGGATTTAATCGATCAGTACGGTATGGATGCTCCGAAGGCTAGAAGTTTTATGACGCCTAAGAACAACCCGGAGATCAAAAAGCTCAGCGCTGGCGGCAAGGTTAAGGCTAAGAAGGCCAGCAAGCCTAAAGTCCGTGGCGCTGGTAAGGCCATGAAGGGTGTTCGCCCTGCTAAAATGGTTACGATGAAGGGCG